CAAGAAGCAGCAGCTCCTTGAGCGCAAGCACACCGTTTGTTTTGTCACCCTGCTTGTAGCCTGTCTTGTCAAGCACTTTCGCACTTATCTTGCTCTGTTTCTTTGGTCTCAGGAAGCCTGCAATATGGTCATAAGTATGCTTGACCTTAGTGCAGGCTTTTCCACTCCAGTTTTGGTCATACGAATAAAAATAATTCGTGTTGCCCTCACCAGTGCAGATTGCTATGTGACCCCAGCCGCCATTCAACGTGCCTGACCATATCGCTACATCGCCCTTTTTCGGCACGAAACTTGGTGTGTTCTTTACCTTTGTGAAATTTGCTTTCAGCCAAGTGTTCTTATCGAATAAATCCCAAAAATGGTGAGCGTCATACCAGAAATTCTTGATACCTGAGCCGAAGACCTCGTTGAAATATGCCGTTGCAAGGTCTACACACTGTTTGCCTGCTGCGCCGTCATAGTTAACAGCTACACCATTGTGCTTCTTGATAAACTCATCATATGTCATTTTTTTATTCCTCACTTTCGTTTGTATCCACTTTGTTTTCCACTGTGATTTTCAGTTTGTGTACGATTTTCACCAAGAATGACGGCAGTGGTATACCTATCACCGCAAGATTTTCAAGAATGGAAATACACTCGTTGATGATAAACCATATCGTCACGATAAGACCGAAGTAAAAGCTGACGTTTACTTCAATGCCTATCTGTGAAAGTCCTGAGATAAAGAGCCAATCAAGCACGCCTGACACCGCCACCACAAATATGTAGCCGACCTTTTTGAAAAGCCCTTTAAGACCGACACGGCTTGACAGCTCGCCCCTATTCCATGCTTTCCACATACCTGTAATGTAGTCAATGATCATCACAAGTACCAGAATGACTATAGGTATCGCCATGACACGGAAATACGCTGACAGCCCTGCGGCTATCGCTGATATGATGATTTTTGTTGTGTTTTCTTTCATTACTGTTCCTCGCTTTCGTATGTTTGTCCCGTGATTGTTGTATACTCCTCAGCTGTGATCCACTTGCCGACGGCGGTGTGTACCATAGCAACCGACCACAAACGGCTGTCATAGTACCTCTTGACCTTGACGTAGTTCTTACTCATCATCAATCACCTCATTCAACTCAACACCGTTCAGCATAGCCAGAAAATCGACGTTTGCCTTTATCCTGTCTATCTCGGTTACCTTTGGTTTGTTGAAATTATCTTCCGTCAGCCCCATGCTCTCAACCATAGATTTTTCTAAATCCGTCATGTTGTACCTCCCACTTCTGATAGTTTCACGATGTATTCCTCTTCGCTTGGCACTGGTATATGGTAATTATCGTTGCTGTTTTTGAACGTTACCGAACTTCCTGCTTCGACCTCGATGTTCCGCAGGAAGTCATCATCAATCAGGTTTGAAATATCCGTGACGATAGGTGTATCTAACGCTTTGACCTCCGTTCCGTCAACAGCGTTATTCTGCGTATAGGTCTTAGCCTCGTAGTCTACCACGTTCCCCTCAACGCCATAGCCAGGCAGATTGCGGATAGCTTCGGGGATTTGGTAAACGTTGCGGTGGAAGGGGGCATAGGTTCCCGAACTGCCTGCTATCAATGCTATATCATTTTTGTAAACATTACCATATCCTGGCGGAAGTGTGAAACGCACATAGGCTGCGTTTAATGGGGTTATAAACGCTCTGTTTGGGTAAACAGTTTGCCCGTTGTTGTCGTTATAGCCGATGTAGTTCTTGCTATGGTCATAAAATCTGGTTTTCACATTTTCAAAACTGGCGCTACCTGCGTACACGAAGATATAAGTTGAGTTTGGAATAATTGGTATATAGTTTTTTGAATATATGGATGCAGTACCTCCTTCGTCATTGCCACTAGATGAGTTAATCGAACCAACTCCACATACTTCGTTCCACAAATTCCGTCCCTGCTCCACAATCTCTTCCGTGCCTGCACTAACAATCTCGCCAGCGTTATACTGGTAATAATCATTAGGGAACATGGCTTCAAATTCTTCCACTGTGCTAGGTTCGTTGCCTGAACCGAACATGGCGGTTAAATTGAAAATCTGTGGTTGTAGTTTAACGTTATCATATGTAACGCCATTGTATAGATATAACGTATAGTACCATTTCGCATTACTACTTCCATTTGTGATTATAACCCCACGACCTGTTTGGTCATCTCCATATCCTTGCGATGAAAATAAAAGTTGTTTTACTCCATAAACACCTGACAATGGGTTTGCCCTTAGTAGATATTTATGACCTTTTACATTTGTTAGGACTGCTACGGCGATTGCTTGCCCTTCTTCTGTACATGCTCCATTCAATGTAACAATTCCGTCACCTGAAAGCGTAAACTTAACACCTTTGGTTGTAATTTCTTTTGAGTTAGAAAAATCAACCAGCTGATTAAACACAATTGACCTACCACCCACCGACTTGACCGACATCAGCTTACCGCCTGTCGGAACAGTCTTTGCGTATGCGGTTTCGCTATCAGTTTCAAATTTGTGTGTCACACCATTGCCCATGTCATATAACGCATTTACCCTACGTTGCAGTTCCTTGTCCGTCAGCTTAACACGTCCTATTTCAGCCGTGTTTTCAGCTATCTTTCCGACCGCTGTAGTGTAGTCATCAGGCAGGCTGTCAGCTATGGATTGTGCTGTCTGTGCGGCAGTTTCAGCTGCTGTTCTGTCCTCTGCGACCTTAGCGGCATTGTCTGCCACTGTAGTTTTGTCCGCTGTCACCTGCGTTGCCATATCGGTCACCGCCTGTCTGTCTGCTGTAGTGCTGTCAGCATTGGTCTTGGCGGTTTTAGCATAACCTGCCGTTATGTTCTTGTCGGCTGTGGTCTGCTGTGCTGATGTTGCCGCCTGGGCAGCGGATATTTTAGCGTTATTCTGTGACGTGACCGCCTGCTGACGTGCGGTTTCTGCACCCTGCATGGCAGTGTCTGCCTGTGTTGCGGACGTTTCAGCAGATGCCTTTGCGGTTTCTGCACGGCTTGCCGCCTGCGTTGCCGTGTCGGCTGATTTCTCTGCGTTTGTGGCAGATTTTTTTGCGTTCTCAGCCGCTGCAGTCGCTGTATCTGCGGCGGTGACGGCTGTCTGCATATCTGCGTGCGCCTGTCTGCCTATGGCATCTATGCGGTCTAGTGCGTCCATAGCAACGACAGGTGACGGGATAGCCGTGTCACCGATTGCCGCACCTATTCTCAGACGGAATATGCGTGATTTTTTCACCAGTATGTATTCCTGCCCTGACAGTTTTTTTGCACATATCTGGCATGATACCGTCTGCGCTGAACGCAAGACATCTGCCGTAGGCGTCCATGTGCCGTCTGTGATATCGACCTCATAGACAGTGCCGTCGCCGTAGTCGATAGTCAACACATAGCGGTCTGCGCCGTCTACCTCCATGCCCTCAACAGACACGGGTCTGGCATTTGTTTCACCGACATAACCCAAAAGGGCTGTGTTCACGACTACATTGTAGTCTTCGTTGATTTTTATGTGCATTGATATTCCTCCTTTCTATGGCTTTGTTACGATCCAGTCAATAATATATTCACCCTGTGGAACGGTAGCACTTGCACTTTCTGCGTTCGTCAGCGCTACTATCAAATTGTTGCTTGTGAAAAATGTTTCTACACACAGCCTTCTCGCTTTTGGTGCCGACACCTCCCGCAGACTACAGATGACCTGCGTGTTCTGAGTCGGTGTGAACGGCAGGTTCAAAGTCGTTGTGGCCAGTGCCGTCTCTGACGGTACGATAAGGGGCTGAGATCCTGCTGGCATATTCATTTCATTGATTGCGTTCTGTGTGGCGTTCAATGCGTCGACAATAGCCTGTCGGACGTCTCGACCTGTATATGCTGTTGCCACCTGTGTGACCTCTAAACTTATATCAATTGCTTTTGCCATAATCATTTCTCCTATTTTCTTGCTGACATTCCACTAATTGTGTCAATCTTGTCGCCAAATGTCAGCACATTCTGTGATCTGTCATTGATGTCGATACTGGTGCCAATGCATCTCAATATTTCGTCGATGCCAAGGTAGCTATTGACTACACGATACCTGCAGCCAACTGCAAAGCCGTCTAGCTTCTTATCAATGTCAATAGCCGATACCTCATACTGAACTTTTGCTGCTTTTAGTGCTCCGGCACATACTCTGCCGGCTCCAGACAATGCGCCTGGAGTGGTGATATTGTCGAATATCATAGTTCCGGCGTGTACTCCGTACCGCTTTATCAGCTGGTCGTTGTCAATATACTTTGTTACGCCCGAAAGCGTCACACGTTCGCCCGTATCATCGTTGATGACAGCACCTAACGGATACAGCCTTGTGATGATCTCACTTGGGTCTATCGCCTGCGTGATAGATCGCATATTCCTTCCTAGTTGTATCGTTTTATTGCTGAACTCTGAAAATTCGTTTGCTATGAAGTCGAAAAATCTAATGCCTCCTTTGCCGATGCGTACCCTCATTTCACCTCTGATATCTTCACCGGAAATCAGGTTTTTCGTCAGTTCTGAGAACGTGTCTTCATATCCTGGATTAAATGTGTGCTGCGCTTGTGAACAGTTAATATTGCCAATATGTATCTGCTTGTAGCTTTCAACAGAATTATTGTGTGCTGAAAGTAGTGTGGCTATATACGTTCTTATTGTGCACTTTAGCTGTTTGATAATTGGTACACTATCTTTCAGAAAACACAAACCGCCCTCGCAGACAACCTGTTTGCCAATCTCGCCACTATCAGTCATGTATGGTGATATCGTCAGTACTCTGCCATCGAATATCAGATTTTCCTTGTCGTAAACCTTTATCAACGATGTCAGTTCCTTTAAATCGGAGTAGTAGCTGTTGTCGGGATATATGTTGAACGTAAAAATGTCAATAGCGTTTATTTCTTTGGTAATGGTTCCTGTCAGCTTGTTGGTTCTGACAGAACCAGTTTCGTGAAGCGTCTTTGCATCATCGAGTGTAACTAACATAGTATTTCCTCCTCCAGTTCGATTTCAAGTGAACCAGATCCGTATAGAGCTAAGACATTTGTGCCGGGTTTGACGACGAAATTTTGCATTCTAAACGTTGATTCAGTTTCTTTGTATAGGTTTTCTGTGAGGGTATGACCGTTGAGATCAAGCATTGTCAATCCTCGTTTGTCCTTATCGTTAGCATTTTTGTGATACCTTAAGCTCGGAACTATGTCATCTTTGGCATAAGAATAGAAGTATAGTACCCCCGGCTGGGAATGATAGCCGTCTTTGTGTGCTATGCAGGAGAGAGGCATCTGATTGAGGCAATCATCATCGAATGAAAAAGTGTCCCATGCTGTGTCTGCAAAGTCGTCAGAGACCTTATATGGTGCTACATCGAAAGTGACCTCGAGAGTAGCTGTTATGTCATCTTCACCAAGGCTGGTCTCAACAGTTCTACACTTGCCGACAAAATGATAGTTCTCGGAATAGTTGTCATAAATATTCTGCTGTGGAGCTTCACATAACCAGCTCTTGATCTTCTCAATCCTGCGGAGCAGTGTGACAGGTTCTGTATCAGATACGAACATCTTGTATGATACTTCGGTGTCGTCAAAATAAAAATTGCCATCATAGTCAGATAGGTCAATACTGCCGTTGCGATAAGGTACAGTCACTTTGATCTCACGCTTCTTCGGCTCTGCAACTGTTGCACTGATTATTCTGATTTTAAAATCCTCATACGACTTTTTGCCATTAAATCTGATTTGTCGTGTCATACTGCACTACCTCTTTTCTTTCTCGCAGCTCTTTCACCAAGCATTACATCTATAAATGGAACTGTTTCCTCTGCAATCACTTTCCCATTCGGGAATACTATCACGTTATGAATAGTCTCGGGCATTTGTCTGACTGTTGTTGGGACGGCCTGAGTGTTTTCTGTGGCGCTTGTTGATGCTTTCTGCGTGATACTGTGGGCATATGATCCATTATATACCGACCTTGCGACCCTATTTGTATCGCTGTATGTATTGCGCATATTCTCTGACAGTATCTTGTCACCAGTATTGGTATAGGCTTTGATGATATCGTCCTCTGATGACTTCCAGCCTTTGATCTCACCCTGCGCATTCATTTTCGATATATTCTCAAATGCCTTTGAAGGGGAGTGTATATCATATACCCCCTTGACCGCCGCAAGCACTGCGTTCGCTCCACTTGTTGCGGTATCAATGACAGACTGCTGTGCAGACAGTATGCCTTGCTGCATACCTACCATCATTGCCGCACCTGTTTGTTTCCATACGTCTGATATCTGGCTTATTTGGTCACGCTTTTGAAGCGTCTCTATGGTCTTATCATACTGTTGCCTGAGCTCGTCGAACTCTGATGTTGCTATCTTCTTGCAGTCGCTCATGCACCCTTCCCACATATCACTGTACTTTTTCAACTGAGGCTGTGACATAGACAGTAGCGCCTTTATCTTGCTTGCAGATTGCGGACCTGCTTCCCGCAAGGTCTTAATAAGACCTTTATTCACGCCTCTGTCTGCAAGCGTCTTGATATCATCAGACCAGCTTGCCATGCCGTCAAGATTAGATTCCAAATTCTGCATAAGTTGTTCTGCGGATATCTCAGCACCGCCGTTGAATTCGTCGAAGAGGTTAAGATTGTTTTGCAATTCTTCCGTTCGTTTCTGGACGGCTTCGTCATAGCTCTTATTCATCTCAACTATTGCGTCAACAGTTTCTTGTGATACCTTGTGTAAGCCGTCTTTATACATGACAGTGCGGTTATAGCTCGTATCGACCTTCTTTGCGTTGTCCTCTACGGCCTTTGAATTGTCTTCGAGAGCAGAAGAATGCTCAGAAACGTACTTGGAGGCGTCAGCATAGTCTGCATTCAGCTTCTCAATCTCTCCGCCTGCGGACTTATATGACTTCTGAAGCTCGTTTACTGACTTGTCAAGCTTGTCATACTGCTCCTGTAGATCCCAGTACTGACTTTCATCAGCAACGTTCGCCCAATCTGCGTTGAGCTTATTCATCTTCTCTTGAATAGGGATCATTTCTTTTTTCTTTTCGGCTATTTCTTCTTCAAGTTCTTTCTGATTTTTCTCAGCTTTATAAAGGTCTTCTGATATAGCGACCATATCTTTCTGAGCGGCTTCGACAAGAAGCTGTTCTTTTTTCGCTTCTATGTACTCATAGACGGCGTCTTTATTGTTAAGAAGCTTGCCTGTCTGATCGTCAATCTGAAGATTAAGGTCAGGCATTGCGCTGTTCAGTTGATCCACAAGGGCTTTCATTTCTGACTTCTCATCATTGGATAGACTCTCAGCGTCAGAAAGCTCAAAGATCCTATCTGCAAGACTTTTATAACTGCTATACTCGGCTTCTATATCTGTCTTGGCTTCTTCTCTCTGATCTGCGGCTTTCTTCATGGAGTCTGTCAGTTCGTTCGTGCTGTCGACCAACGCCTGCTCTTCGTCATTGAGGACTTTTGTTGAGTCAGCGGCGTCATCAACCGAAGTTGCATAAGACACAATACCGCCAACTACTGTACCGATAATAGCTGCAATTGCTCCTACCGGCGACGCTTTTTGAGTTGCATTTAAAGCCTGCTGGGCAGTTTCAGCTGCTTTTGTTGCACCTGTAAGGCTCTTGAATGACTTTACGAGGTCTGAAACGTTATTTATGGCTTTTTTTGATATCATTGCCGACGTTATTCCTGTCAATCCTCCGATAACAAGGTTAGAATGCTCGCAGAAGAACTTTATGCCGTCAATGAGGATTGGCAGTGACCCTTTGGCAAACTTTGCGCCGGTTTCGACCAAATCACCAAGAGCGTTGCCCATATCGTCAAATTCGTCACTAAGGTCACCGTCCTTGATATCCTTGGTAAGCTCGCTGAAAAGCTCTGAACCTTTTTCAGCGGCGTCCTCGAGCGGGGCACTGAACTTATCAAAAATAGTTATGCCAAGGGATTCAAGGGAAGAGTCCATTATAGCCAGTTTGCCCTTAAGATTGTTATTCATGGTGTCAGCCATTGTCTGACACGCTCCGTCAGCGTTATCTACCTGAGCTTTCAGGTCATCGAAAGACCCACTCATGCCTTGAAGCATGGCGTTGACGGAAGATAGATCAGTCTTATTGAAGATATCACTTAAAGCCTTTGTCTTCTGGTCATCTGAGAGCTTGGAAAGCTTGGCGTTAAGGTCTCCGAAAATATCGTTGATATCTCTGATATTTCCCTCACTGTCAGCCACGCTTACGCCCAGCTCTTTCAGCTTAGCGGAAGCAACGTCTGTCGGTGATGTTAACGACAAAAGCATATTTCTGAGATGTGTGCCGCCCTCTGCACCCTTGATACCGTTATTAGCCAGTATTCCAAGAGAGGTGCACATTGTATCAACGTCCTGCCCTGTGGACTTGACCGTACCGGCACACTGGAGAATGCCCTCACCAAGCATAGCAACTGTGGTATTAGATTTTTGGGCTGTCTTGGCCATCATGTCCATATAGCCGTCAAGGTCACTCGTCTGCAACTGTAGTGCTGACATAGTATCCGTTACCATGTCAGTGCAGGACGCAAGGTCCATGCCTGAGGCAGTGGCAAGATTAAGAACTTTCGGCAGTGTTTCAACCGCCTTATTTACGTCATATCCTGCAAGAGCCAAGTAATTAAGAGCGTCAGCGGACTCCGAAGCGGTATACTTTGTAGTCTCACCACACTCACGAGCGGCGTTCTCTAACTTTTGATAGTCCTCAGCGCCTGTGCTGACCTGCTCTGCGGTCATGCCCATTGTCGCCGCCACATTGGACATAGAACTTGAAAAGTCTATACCAACTTGTGCACAGCTTTCCGCCGCTTCCTTGGCGGCATTAGCTATAGCTTTCAGCCCCTCAACTGCAAGATTAGCAGAGAAAACGTCCTTGAAGACACTGCCTGTCTGGTCAGCTTTATCACCAAGGTCTTTGACCTTATCTGACGTATCCTTGGCTTCATTGCCAAGCTCCTTGGTGCTATCATCTGCGGTCTTGGTCTGATCTCGCAGTGTGTTCAGCTTCTTCTTGGTCTTTTCAAGTTCTTCCTGATACTTAAGATATGACTCAACGGGCAACTCGCCTTTCTTATACTGCTCGTTGATATCTTTCTCGTTTCTAATGAGAACGTCAAGCTTTGTTTTTGTTGCTTCGATAGCCTCGCTCAATAACTTCTGCTTCTGAGCGGTGTATTCAACGTTAGTCGGGTCAAGCTTTAAGAGTTTGTTGACGCTGTTCAGATTTTTTGTAGTCGAATTGATATCGGCATTAAGCCCTTTCATGGCGGCAGTATACTCAGACGTATCACCACCGATTTTGACGTACATACCTTTGATTTTCTCATCTGATGATGACTTAGCCATTACTCACCCTCCCATGCCTTGATTTTTGCAAGATACTTTTCGTATCGTTCTTTGCTGATTTTTCCCTGCTTATATCGTTCTTCCACAACAGGCAGGTTTGCTTTCAGTTCTTCGTATTTAATTTCGGGGTCAATGACCTTTTTGCCGGCGGCGATTAATCGCTGTCGGTCATAGGCGCAGGCATAGTTCACTACCATACCATACGTCATGCGGTCTAAATCAGCGACAGTAAGACCCCTGTTTATAACAAGAGAGATGACCTCCTCCGATTTGAGAGGCCGATCATCTCCGCTTTTACTGCCGCTTATGGATTTTTTCTGTCGACTTTCATATTTGCCTGCAGTATAGGCATAACCTGATTATAGATATCATCAACAGGAAATGCACCATAGGCGAAGCTGTCAAGCCACGTCTGAATAGGCGGTATACTATCATCATAAGTCTTGGCAAGCACCCATAGGGTGCGGTATTCGACCTGTTGAACAAAGGCACCCTTACCGAACTGATGAACCTTGACAACGTCCTCAAGATACTCCGTGCCGAATGCTTCCTTGTATCGATAGAAAAGGCCTGCTGTAGCCTTGAAGCCTATCTGCCTGCTGTCTATGGTCAGGACTATTGTATTGCTCATTGTCATTCACCCGGGGTGTAGGTGTACTCAGGAAACTTTGTGAGTACTGTGTTACCCTTTATACGGAAACGTGCAATGTGTCCTTTCTTGTTGTTGACAGTAGCCTCAGCCGGTGACGGCTTGCAGGCAATCTTATGCTCTGTATACTCATAGTCCATACCGCTGTCTTCCTCTGTCTTAACTGAGAATTTCGTGCGATCTGTAGTATAGCAGTAAGGGAAAACCTCGGTGTATCCCTCGGCTTCTGATGTTGACTCATACTGTACGATCAAACCGAACTTTGGCGCTTCTCCTGTTCTTGCTACTTCGACCAGTGTGCCGTTTTTCTCTTCAATGACATTTCCGTACCAGTCTTTCTCAAGATCATCACACAGGTCAAGTGTGGTGATAGTTCCCTCGTAACCCTGATTAGTCTGACCTGCGAATGCTACTACGCCGTCAGCCCATATCTCCTTGCTTGATGACTTCGGGTCAAGGCTTACCTGACGGGTGCCCGAAAGCTTTGTCTTATGATACTTAAGTTCTCCATATGTGATAGTTGTCGCACCACTGACATCTGTAGACTCTGTAATCAGTGCATGGGCAACGGCTTTCACTGTTCCTTTCATTAATATTCCTCCTTGCGATCGAATTCATATACCCACATATCCATTTGCTGATCCTGCCCCAGATAGCCTGCGGCGACTGAGAAACATATGCCCTTATCCATAAGGGCGTTCTCAAATAGGATATGTGTTTCTTCATCTTCCGGCTCGCAGTATATTTCAACTGCAATCCGTGGGATAACTGCGACAGTTCTTCCGTCTGCAGATATCGTCTGAGGTGTCTTGTTTATCCATGTTGCGAACGGTAATTCCGTTTCCACTGGAAAATCTATCTTAGCAATCCTGTCCGCAGGAATGCCTGAAAGTGATATAAGTTCTGTCAATGTCATTTCGACTTCTCAATCTCCTTTCTGATGTTTTCCGGTAATTTTTCTTCGGCATACTCTTGTCCGTAAATCATGTGCGGATAAGCTTTCGCCTTAAACGGAAGCGTTCTGCCACCACGCTTCATAGCATGGCCATACTCCAGCAGGTGTGTGAGAAGATACTGCTTATTCTTCTTGAAATTCACTATCTGCCGAATGTCGAAAGAGTCCTCGTATTCGGTGCTAACTGTAAGCGCCTTGGCATACTTGCCGGAGCGGTTATTGAACGTGAAGTGTTCTTGGACGATCTTGCGGGTTTCCTTTGCGGTCTTCTTAACGGCTCTTTTGGCGGCTTCATTAACACGGTGACTTTCTTGCTGAAATGCGTGCTGTAAAGCCTCAGCCATCTCATCAGGACTCATTGACATGGATTTCTAACCTCTTTTTCCGCTTTTCTATTGATAACTGCCAAGCCTGCGGCTTAGCGTCCTTTATCAACTGAACTTGAATGACGTTATACTGGTCGCCGTTCATTATCACAATGTCAGTCGCCTGCGGCTCGGCGATAAGTGGTATTCTTATCACTTTATCACAGTGGTGCTGATACTCAGCGGCTTTATAGAAACGCTCTGAGCCGACGGTACGATTGTCATATCTTATGCCTGCTTGCTTGATTTTCAAGCCATTGGCATTGATGATAGTTGCAATAGTGCATATGCCGTCATTGAACGTCTGCCGCTTGCTTATCATACGCTTCCTCCTGACATCTCCTCAATCTGACATCTTGCTCTCAGAGCGAAGAGCTGAGAGTGATAATTTTTTTCAAAGTCCTCGAAGCAATCGTTATATATATATCTGCAGCAGTCGATCAGAAGCTGGGCGTCGCCGTTGATATTTTCGTCAACGTTGATATCCAGCACCTGACCTGCATATCCGTTAAGTACTCCTATAGCACGTGCTATAATGCTGTTTATCTTTCTGTCAGTAGCTTCGTCTGACCAAGTTATGTTCAGCTGATTTTTAACTTCCTCGAATAATGCCTGCTGCATTTATATCAACTCCTTATGTTTCTGACGGTGTGACAGTGTATACTGTCGGGATAAATCTCTTAAGCTTTGAGATATCCAGATACCTGAAAGCATTGCTGTCGAGTGGCTTGCCGTTGCCGTATGTCTTGATCTTATATGTCCTTGCGTCATCAAGGAACTTGAATGAGTCATCAAACTCCAGCTTACCGCCCTTAGCCATGCCAAGACCCATGAAGTAACGCTTGCCAAGACCGAAGATAGCTCTGTCATCAGGAACGGCGCATGACTGGATAATAGTGCATGGAATAGGCATAACATCGTTAACCCATTTTCCCTGAACGAAATTTGTTGTCGCAGGCATTACCTTTGTCAGATATGTCTTTGGATTGACCACAAAGATTAGGTTGTCGAGTGGACGGTTATTACCCGCTTCGGTCTTCGTGAGCTGGGCGGCAATAGCACCAATAGCTTCAGGGGAGAGTTCATTGAGTGCAACTGTCTTCTGGTCAGGATACTTGCCACCGACTACTGATGCACTACTAGATACGTCCTTGCACATTCCGATAGGGCAGTTAAGACCGTCGCCTGACACGACACCGGTTTCCATGCCGACCCAAAGGGCTTCTGCCAGTATCTCACGGACATATCTATCCAGCCATGAGGCACCAAGGTCAAGCATATCGTTAGACACTGGAATCCATGCTGTGAGCTTCTTCAGCGCAACGTCAAAGGTCTTGAATGCACCTGAGAGTTCCTTGTCGATAGCTGTGTTAAGATCTCCCCACTTAGCGGTCTGAACGCCCTGATCATTGATCAACATCTTTGTAATACCTGTGGTATCCTGGAAATTGATGAAGTTGAGCAGAGGGTGCTGCTGCGGGATCTCACCAAGAACTGACTCGATTATAGTGATTGGCATTGTCTTATCAACGTTTGCCAATGCCATCTTGGGGTCAGAGGACTTGCCCGCCTCAATGACGGCGTTATAGTAGTCTCTTTCTTCACTGGTCAGCATTCTCACACCTCTGGTGCTGAGTATCTGGCTATCGACAGACTCAGCGGTGCTCTCCACCTGCTCCATTATGACATCTGAAATTAGATTGCCATACTTATCAAGGGCGGCTTCCATGCCCTTGTCATCACTATCTCTGATAGCGGCTGACAGTGAAGCCAGGATATCTGCTTTCTGCTCTTTGATTGCGTCAAGATTAATCATTCTTTTTTACCTCCATTTTCATGAACTTTTCAAAAGCCGACATAGCGGCATTTGTTTTTTCTTCCTCGGTTTTTTTTGCTGGCAAAGCCTGCTGTGCGGTGGACTCCTTATAAAGCTCAATGAGCTTGTCTACATTCTCCCTGTCGAGGGCGCTTGACATAGTGTACTGCTTTGTATCACTAAGCATTGTAGCCATATCAACGGGCTGCTCTGCGGTTGATATGCTATCGCAGAAGCCTTTCTCAAGACATTCTGCCGCTGTCAGCCAAGTACCCACCTTTACCATATCGCTTATTTCCTCACGGCTACACTTGCCGTTGCAACGCTCTGCATATGTAGTGATAGCGGTATCGGTCATCTTGTCAAGCTCAGCCGCCGCCGTTCTCATATCGTCAGCATTGCCCTCACAGTAGCAGGACGCCTGATGTATCATCATCATACTGTTGCTATACATGATGATCTCGTCTGCTGCCATAGCGATAACGCTTGCGATAGAGCATGCCCAGCCGTCTACATAGCAAGTAACTTTGGCTTTATGGCGCTTAAGGATATTTCCAATAGCAACGCCCTCTTTGATCTGACCTCCAAGAGAATTGATGTACAGGTTGATATGTTCACAGTCTTTGTACTCATCAAGCTTGGTGGCGAAATACTTAGCGCCTGTCTTGCTCTCCTCAACTTTCCCCTTTTCCCAATCAATGGCAAGTCCTCCACGGACTTGTGAATATAGATATAGGTTAAGCTCTTTTGGCTTATCCGCTTCCATTTTGAATTCAAAATGATTAAAAATGCTATTCATTGCTGTTTCCACCTCCTTCGATTGTCTCGTAGTTCTTAGTTCTTGTGTGCTTATCGGCCCAGGCTTCTGGAATTCTTTCCTCACCTGTCTTCTCCCTCAACTCATTCGTTGAGTAGAAGCCACTTGCGATAAGCTTGTCAACTGCATTTGCCATTTCAAGCACGTCAAGGTGCTTAAGGTTATTGGTACAGACTTTGGCGTAGCACCCACGCAGGACTTGCTCTTTGGTATAGCGCTTTGCCGTTATCTCGTCTGATAACATCTTGGCGAAAGGATCAACGGCAGATGTCAATGTCATTGATAACGCTTCACTGATGTTCTCGACATTTCCCTTTACGATAGCCGGTGAAACGTTGAAAGCAATCGCCGCTTTTTCCAATGCGTCATTTAGCATAGAAATGTAGTCGGTTGCTTCTGACACTGTTCTCTTGGTTTCACCTGCTGTTTGAGGTGTATATTTAATGCCACCCCATAGCGGAAGAACGGCGTTCTTAGCGTCAAAATAGGTTTTGAAATAATTATTCATAAGAGTATCGAATTTCTTTTCAAAATCGTTCTGCCCCTGTGCCATTGGTGATATTTCGAGAATGCCTTTTTGACCACCGCTCTTAACATAGGCGTTTGAAGCCGTTTCCAAGAAACGATTATGTTCTTCTAACATTTCCGTAAGTATCTGTCTAACGCCACCATTGGAATATGTGAGATATAGGACATCTCCCATATCGAATGTTTTTTGAAACGTAAATGCGCCTCGTGCCACCTGAGAGAAACGGTTAGGATATAGCGCATACTCTTGCGTACTCCAAGAGTCGGCACAGATTATCTGCTGACCAGCGCTGACAACAAGGCTTTCACCACGCACGAGGGTCTTGCGGACAAGCTCGTTCTTGAATTGCACGGCGGTCTGATTGACATTAGGTTTGATATTGAACAAATACCATTCTTCGCCACGGAATGACTTGCCGTCACGATAGGTTTTTATCTCGCACTTTGAAACCAGTGCCGCAAGGATTTCAACAACAACTTGAACTGCGTATGCTTGAACGGCAATTCTCGTTTCGTCATTATACCCAACCGACCGGACACTTATCACTTCATCACTCTTAGCATTCATTATGCGTGATAACAGTGATCTCAGCCCCATTGCGTTACCTCCTCTCTGTTTTTGCTAGTATGTGAATACGTCCATAATATTCATATCCATAGGCATACTTGATATTTGCTCAGCAATTTTATTCTGCGCTGCTTTCGCAGCAACATATGCCTTGAAAGGGTCTGTCTTTCTGGACTTAGGCTCTATTTTTCCATACGTCATATTGCCTGCGGACGAAGTGCAGACCTTGGTGTTATTCATAGCCCAGCGGAAAAGGGGATTGTCTCCAACTGCAAGCTTATGATTCACCAGCTGACTTGTGATTACAGGCATTATCATCATTTCATTCGACGGACGAACAAGCATGATATTTCCGTAACCTTTTTCATCAGAAGCGTAGAGATTTTCTTTGAGTGCCCTCCTAAGCAGCGTATAGCGGTAGTTATCTATGCCAGTCATTGTGACATTGGCGTTAAGCTCCGCCGCTTTCTGTGCCACCCATATAACGGGTATCTCAGGCGGAATCTCTGGACCGTCAACGAATGACAGTAGCCCCGCCGCCTCCCACTCTTGCAGTGGCGCCTTAATTCTTGACAGATCTGCAGAAGCCTTGCACACCCAAGTATGTGTTAGCCACACATCAGTTCCGTCTACGTCAAAGAGCAAGCCTGCTGAAAGGAAGTCATCTGTCTTCATATAGTCAAAGCCTGCTGTGCATTGTCTGCCTTGAAGCTTCGGCAGATACGGCGTGATATCCTGATTAGTTGCCAGGATATTATCAAATGCGGTTATACCGCCCTCAGTCTGCTGTGGCAAACAGTTCATGCGTTTAACTGCAAAACTGATATTGCTTATCTTATCGTCCAGATAGTTTTGAAATTCCGTCTTCATCTCTTGGAGAAGATCAGGAAGGTACTGCAGTGAGGGGTTTGCCTTATACCACATTTCAGGCATTTCGACTTCTTCGGGACTATCCACCCGGGCTATGAACGGAAGCATACCATTGTCTTCAATCTCGCCGTTAAGAATTCTTATGCCTTTGGCTTTCTCTTTATCGAGAGGTCCTTCTCGAACGAAGCCGTCAGTACTCATGATAGTGCGGCGGGGTCTTGGTACTTTTCCGAGACCACCGACAGCAACATCAATGAGCTTGCTATTCTCATAGGCGTGTACCTCGTCATGATCTACCTTTCCCGGACGTGCGCCGTCGGCTGACCTCGGGCTTGATGTTCGGAATTTCAATTCAGACTTCGTTTTTAGATTTATTATCACTTCTTTGTTCCAGTAAAAGAACCGCTGCATTTTGTCACGATTGTCTTCCAGAACGTTATATACGTCTTTGAATGTGGTCTCTGCTTGATCTTCTGTTGTTGCAAAAATATCAATGTTGTAATGCTTGATGCCATTGGTAGGTGTGAGCAAGCAAAAGTCTTCAAATCCTAAGTATCCGTTTTTTCCTGTTCCTCGCCCAACATACAAAAATAGCACCGGCCAACGTAAGGAACCGCTTGCGGTATATGTGCAGTTGTGAAGTACAAATACGAATTTTTCCCAAGGAAAAAGGCCAAAAGGGAAATATTTTTCATAGCTGAAATACTTATCAGCTTGTTCAGCATCAATGTAGATATCTTCTGACAAGAACATGCGCTTGACGTAGTCAATAAGCTGATACTGCTCAACACAATACGGATACTTATGCTCCTCGACGAGGCTGATATAGTCAGCGAGATACGTGAGGTCAAGAGCTTCTTGCCCCTTACAGCTCTTCGTCATCGTCAAGGTTCTTGACCTTGTCAGTTGACAAACCCAAGTCTTTCAAAATTTGAAGTTTCTGCTTATTGTACATATACGCCTGCTTTACGGAGGGATTGTCTTTTTCATACTCTTTCCCTACCGCAGAAACCGCCATATAGGTCAGTCCTCTCTTACGAATATCAGCCTGCATTTTTCGTTCCTGCTTCTCGTAGAACATATAATCTGCGACAAGCGACTTGTAGAAATCGACAGAAGCTCCCATCTGGACAAGCTGTTCTGTCAACGAATTTTCAATCTCTGATAGACTAGGCTTTTTCACTTTTGCCAACTCCTTACATTTGATTTTCTTGAAAAAATTCTCTCACGTGCGTGCGAGGGCGGATTTGTCTTTTGTGCCTCCCGTCGTACAAGGCCGAAAAAATTTTTCGACCCTTGACCCCGGGGGGTATCGCCGCAAGGCGCTCACCACCGCTCCTCATTGACGAACTTATCGGCACGTTCTTGCCAGCGCCGTTCTGGGTGCTGTGCTTCGTGGCAGTCATGACACAGTGCTATCAGCTGTCTATGCTTTTCGCCAGTATCGTCATAGTAATACCGACTGTATGCAAACTGTGGAAACTGCTTAAGGTGCTTGACGTGATGAAGAATAGTTGCCCTCGTCACTTTACCCTTGCACTTGCATATCTGGCATTCATTGTGCTGCTCTGCGATAACGCTCTTGCTGAACTTCCGCCAATAGCGATCGTTATAGAACTTGTCAACTCGTCCGTCCTTGATTAGCTCTCTGATCTGACTCGTACTATACACGTTATCACCTCGCATATATAGCACAAGGACCACGTCATACAACGTGGCCCTTGCACCGGCATAAAACTATGGAAAAACTATAACAACAACCCCGCATTATCATCATAGCATGCAGAGTGTGTTCGTGCGTGTTACAGCGTGTTTTTTTTGCAAAACTTGCAATGCCTGCCTTTGCAGTAGTCCTCTGAAGCATTGGCTTGTCTGGCTATCCACGCCCATGACGGCGGCTGCCAAGCTCCGTCCTTGCGTGGGACAAGATAGCGCAGGCGAAAAATAATCCTGATGAATGCGTCATCAATGCCTGACACATATGCTTCAATCTCTGCTATCTCTGCTTTGAGTCTGCGATAATCGTCACTATCTGTGCTTACCCACTTCAGCTCAGCCTTAAGCTGTCGATATGACAGCAATCGCTTCTTAGTCATGATAATTCTCCTTGGACTTCTTAATGCTTTTCTGATCAAACGTCAATGTCAACTCTATCATATCACCCATTGCAATCATTTCATCAGCATTGTCAATGAATGCTTGCAGAAGCATAGGTAATTTCTTTGAATTATAAATCTTCCATTGCTTCATCACGCACGAATGACTATCGACATAGTTCTTCACGTCGATTAATGCTTTGATATATCCCTGCCTGTATGAGTCCATTAATCGTTCTCCTTTCCCTGCCTTGCCGATAATTCTCTCGATATTTTCGTCAGGATATCTTTCAACACAACACCGTTTTTTTGAAGCGCATGGGCATGACGTGTCAGGCTATCGTCGATATATGCAACGTATAACTTACCACAGTGAGGACAGTTATAGCACCATACGTCCCCCTCTATGCTTTGAAATCTCTTTTTGCGAACGCAGACTATGAATGCCTTATGGCAATCATCACATATCACGCTGAGCTCAGCTCCCTTAAGACTCATCATCTCACCCCCTATATGTTCAGCTTCGCCGTTCGGCGGTACATGAATAGCGATATGTAGAACGTGCCGTTATCCTCGTTCCAGAATGGACGGCAATCAGCATAGTAATAATCTTGATACATATTCTCGAACAGCGCCGAGTTATCACAGTTATATGCCATGCTCTGCACCGCACGTTTCGTCAGACGATAATCGTTATTCTGCGGCTGCGGCTTAATGCAGTTCGTTGACGCAACATAGCGCTTGGCGTGCTTGCCGTTGTTATGATCTGAAATCTTCTGCTTGCAGAAATATTTTGCAATTCCTGCACAGCCTGTCTGGTCAAACATCAATGGCAGGACCTTGTCAACATAGCCTTTGCCCCATATGGATGCTATCTCGTTGATAGTCAGACCACCAGTCATGATAACGTGAAAGTGAATACGTCCAGACTTAGAGCCTTGCTCAATGGAATAAATATATTTCATTCTCGGCAAGCCTCTCTTGACTCTTGCTCTATTCACACGCTTGACAAAATTAGCAAAGTCTTTCTTGGCACGCTCAAGGTCAGCAGGATTATTCTGCGGTGCATAGGTCAGCTCGAACTTATAGTCTTTGTCGGTGAAGTTTGCAGGGATAAGTCTTGCCAGAGCTCTTTCAGCATTGATCTGATTCAATCTCTCCTGCACCTTGCTTGTCGGCTTTCTTTTCTTCTTTCGACTAGAAGAACGTGGGCAGGCATAGACAGGATACATATTCACTTCCATGTAGTTTCCATAAATATATTTTTGCTCTCTGTATCTCATAAGGCTCATTGTCATTTCCTCCCACTGTCCGAGTTATTAAGACCCATTACAAGCCCTCATACCCGTGCTTATACACGGGCTGAACACTTGTTCTATACTATATATAATATATAGGGCTTCACTCTGTCATTGCCAATTGCTCATAATTTCTGCTCTTGCCTTTTTCTTCGCACTCCCTGTTGAATACTTCTTGTAACATATCGTGCATGGAATTAATGTCATTAAGAAGTTCTTGTGTTACAACGCCATGGGTTTCACACAATACACCGAGCGTGAGCAAGCCTGCTTTGACGATTATCATATCATCAATGGAATAGTATGTAAGAATTTCATAATCATCTATTACTTCAAGGAATGCTTTCGGGCATATATGTACTTTTTCTGTGCCTGAGAATATCTGATATTCGCTTGGCCCGGCAACGAATGTTGAACGACGATCTATAATCTTGCCTGTTGTGCATGAAGCGATGTTCATAACAATGCTGCTTTCAATAGCAGGTGGCAGCTGCTTACATTTCCAATTCTCACGGTCACTTTCATTAATGTCAAAAAGCGTGAGTAACTGCTCGCTGGTATTCATGTTCGGCATGCCGTAAAGCGGATATATTGCACTTCCTGAGCCGATCCATAATGAATTATCATTTTCATTATAGAAGTAGGATATGGTCTTAGCCGCTTTACTGCATATTTTTTTCAGCTTAGATATTTTCATTTTCTCACTCCTTTATTAAGGTACTTCAAGATTGCTTCCTGCGCCTGCTCAAATCCTTTGCAGACAACTGCAAGATAGCCGTTGTCATTAAGCGTTTTCAGAAACTTCTGTTGAGATTCCGATACTCGTCCACCTGATGTGCGTTTCATTTCTATAAAAAGGCCGTAGTAACCGCCACGTGCCACCGGAAGCATTATGTCAGGCACACCTGACTTTACGCCCTCAGACTTAAGATCTGCGGCAGTTCTATAGTGGCGATAGCCGCCGTTCGGTATAGCGAACATATACTCCAGTTCGGGATACTTGCCTGAGCTGAATGTCGCCCACTTGAAAAGCAATGCCTGCTCTATGTGTTCTGTTGGTGTAGCCTTATTATTCACTAAGGACACCGTCCATTCTAGCTCCGCAATTAGGACAGTATGGCGTTGCATCGCATTCATCATGCCCACACCAACCGCAGACCGAACATATAGGAATTTTTAATGTTATACGTTTTTTCATAATCATGATTTTCTTGTTGACATTTGTATTGTCAACGACAGTACAATCATGACCATTAGTGTATTCTTCTTTTATGCCAACCTTATTGGCTGGCACGAGTTTTGTTTTTTCGTGAAATTTCCAATATCCGTGCTTGACCTCCTGCACGTCTGCAACTTCAAGAGTTGTGTCAAATTCTGCTTTAAAATAACACGGAACGCTTTTTATCGCCTCGTTTACCTTATCCCTAATAACCTTTGATGTGCCATAGTTTCTAAAAATATAATTAAGTTTATTTTTCAAGCTAGCAACTTTAATGTATTTATCAGCCATTGTTATACCTCCTTAAAACGTCACTGTTACGTTCAGCACCGCCGCCGCTATCCAATAGACGGATTTCTTGTAGTCCTTTTGCAAAGCGTATATGCTAGCCGCTCCCACGTCCAGCAGAATCAGCAACAATGGGAATATGTATTCGGGCTTTATTTTAACCATAAGATTTTGTGCTCCTTTGCGTAGAATGTCTTAAATTTTAATTTTTCCAGACATCAAGTCGGGAAGAACTGCATCTCTCAACTCTTTAAGATATACATTCTCCAAAGCGTTGAGTGTGGCAACGTGATTTTTCCATATAGGCAAGAACTGCTTCATGACTTCTGGAAGTATATCCTTGTCATTGCATTTGAAAACCATTTCGTTCTTTGCTTTTGAAAACGAGATATAATCATCTTCAATCAATTTTACACCTATTTGTTTTTGCTGAGAAACCATGTTCTTAGATGTTTGTATGTCTTCTTTGAACAGTGCAACGTCAAGCCCCAAGCTTCTTGCCAACGTTTCATTAATCACAAGCTTGCAGGAATTTTTCACAGCAACTATGGCATTGATGTTATCGGCAATATCCTGAAACGATCTATGAGGCTTTTCCTCAGCTTGACCCATTTCGATGTAGCGACTTGGTGTGAGAATATATTCATTTTTTGCTATGTCAGAATTTTTTTGAGTTGAAGAAAAGCCTGCCTGGTTTTCAGGTGCATTGATAATTTTGTCTATGTTTTCTAAACTGAGAACATTGTATGCTTTTTCATAGGTGCGGTTAGTATGGCTTGACCCACCATATTGCCCGTTTTGTGCCCTCTTTTCGACTATATGATTGTTTCTGCTATCAATGAATTTTATAACGCCTGTCTGCCTTTTTGATTTATTTAAAACAACTATGCAGGTTGCGATTGACGTAGCCTCGAACATCTTATCTGGCAAAGTTATTATCACTTCGATAAGGTCATGATCGATAAGATATTTTCTTACCTCTTTCTCTTGTTCGTTGCTAAAAATCGATTGCGGCATTATCATGATTGCCTTGTCAGCGAAAGATAGGGCGTTAAGTGCAAATGCCCAGTTAGCAGAGCTCTTCGGAGGTATTATGTCGAATTTTTCACCCCATGAAATGTGCATAGTGGGTTCCCACCTGAGATTGTATGGGGGATTACAAACCGCAACATCAACGCTTTTGGCTATAGAATAATCTACCTGTTGACATATGCTATAATCTTCAGTCCCTTTTAGTTCATACGCTGGCGGATATATCTCACCAGTTAAGACATCAGCGTTGCAGACAGACGCATTAACATTTTTCAAGCACAAGTTGAAAAGTAAAATAGGTATTACCCTTTTGTCAAGTTCAACGGCATTGATATGTTCTAATGACTTGTGCTTTGCAATTTGACAACAAAGTGCACCACTTCCTGCACAATAGTCATTTATTGTTTTACAGTCGCCAGCAAGAGCTGTCACTAAGTTGCAAATAGATTGTGGCGTATAGTCTTGCTTCTTCTCAACTCTGTCCGCCTTATAATACTGCCACAGAGCCTGCAGCCAATCCTTGCTTGTATCTGTTATTTTCTCGTATTTTTTAAAGATATCTACATCATGAGATAGAACTGCCGTCAGAAGTGCGTTTTCAAGCTGTTCTACTTCAGTAATTTTTAAAATGCCAAAAAGCTTGTTTTTAAACTCGAGTAATTCCATTATATACGCCTCTCAACTTACCCCTCAAGGTCATCAGCCGCCTGCCTGAGCCACTTGCTTGTGACAGTAATGAACTTTTCCTTGGTTTGTGGGTCTTCAATATCATTGATTTTTTCAATGAATTCCGTAAGCCCTTTCTGAACGTTTTCAAAGATGATCTTCAGCGCAACCCTTGCTTCGTCTGCATTGCCTGACTTCAATTTCTTTTCCAACTCTGCCTTGGCATGGTCCGCTTCTTCTGCCTCAGCCTTAGCTTTACTGAGGGCGGTTTCATACTTAGCGACGGCTTCCTTAACTGCATAGTCACGCTCTGTCTGTGCTTTCTTAAGGGCATTATTTTTCTCAGCTTCTGCCGCCTTCACGGCTTCACGGCTTGACTTCTTCAGCGAATTCAGCTCTTTCATATGCTCAGCGTGAAGTTCCTGACGGATAGACAGCTTTATCTTGTCAATCTCTTCTTCGTCGAGGTCTCTCTTAACTACCTCGATAGGCTTGTCCTCGGCCTGCTTAAGCTTTTCTCTCAGTTCTTCAAGCTCAGCTCTGAGAGATTCGGCGCTTTCTGTCTGCTCCTTCTTCTCCTCCTCGAGGAATGTCAGCTGCTCGCCTAATGCCTGCTTTTCTTTGATTAGCTTCTTGACTTCTTCAACTGTCATTCCGCCAAGGTCATGTGTGTCAGCGAATTCTTCACGTTCGTACTCCGGAAGCTTGGAGAGAAGCTCCAGCTTTGTTACACCTATACTTGCGTGTTCTTCTAGAAACTTTGTACTGTTGTCCTCATAGAGTTTGATATAGGTATACGCCTGACGTTCTTTGAACGTGTAATCACCATTGCTCTCAAGATAACTCTTGAAAGACTCATAGCCAAGTGCTGTGTAGAGCTTATAATCTCTGATATTCTTCAGTGACCTGCCCATTTCTACGATAGCCGTTGCGGCTGTCCTGTAGCATTCGCATATGTGCTGGTGTTCTACCATAGCTGTTTTCATAGATACTGTAATTTCTGTGTTTTCCATTGCGTTTCCTCCTATTTTGGTTATTTATTCAGCGGGTATAAGCTGCGCCTGTCGGCGCATTATGAGATTATCAGAATTAAATAAGCAAACCGGGGCAAGCCCGACACTGCCGTCCACACAGTAGTAGTTGATAGCTCCTTTCGGGGTGACGTAACGCATGTAGCTAGCGTAGCCAGTGTCGCACCTCCACGGAGTAAGCGTCCACATACCTTCTTTAAAGAGCGGCACATAATCTCTATACTTGCGGTACTGGTCGCAATTGAGCAGCGTTATATAGTCCTCACACGTTCCACAGGCTTTGTCGCCGTTATCGGCGATAAGGTCAGACGTTTGCTTTATAAGCTGCTTTGTATCAAAATATTCCTTGAGCACATCTTCGTTGAGAAATCGGCGGAGCGTTGACTTTTCCCAGTTGTTGCAGCCGTCCTTGTACTCATTGTTAAAACGCTTTTTCCACAAGCACTCAGCCGTTATCGCTAAGTAGTTGCCGTCGATAATGTCGAGGCATATAAAACGTATACCATTATATACGAACTCCTCACCGGGTCTTAGTTTGATCTCGTTCATTGTTATTCCTCCTAGCTTGCTTTTCTCCTTTTAGTCAGCTTCTTCTGGCTATTCAGCCACTCTTGGAAGTTGACTTCAAACGCCTTGATTATTTCAGGCTTTTCAAGCTTCTTGCCCGTTAAAGGGTCTTTGACTTGTTCATTCTTAAATCCGTGGCACTGCACGATATGGTCAGCATTGTCTATTTCAATCGTAAACCATGACTTATCAAGGTCAGACGGCTTTCTGATGAATAGAATTGTCGTAACCCCACTGCAATGCCTTGAAGCATAACCGCCGACGCATATTCGCAAGTCCTTTCCCTCTTTGATAATGCTTTCGGCATTCTCTGGTACAACCAACTGAATACCAGGATAGCTATAGCCCTTATACTTCTTGCAAAGCTTCTTGTATCTGGGCTTATAGGCTTCCTCAAGCTCGGCGGCTTCTTTTCTCTTGCGTTCTTCTTCCATGAAATTTAAGTTCTCAACTGCGTTATCATGCGCTTCGTTCAGGTCTCTCGGAAAGGCTATGTTTTTCAAGCGAAAATCATAGCCTATTTTCAAGCCGATATTGGCATAATCGTCATACAGCTTGACAAGGCGCCTTATCTCTGAGTGATCGTCTTCGCAACGTTCTTCTTCGGGAGAGTGCTTCATGACTTTTCTCAGGTATTCTAATGCCTGCTCTGGATCAACGCCTGCCTTTTCAATGCTGGTACAGTAATCAATGATATAGCTATACATTCGGCAGTAGAAAAGGTCTTTCTTCTTGCCTTTGCGCTTGAAGTCCTGATACACCTCAATAACTTCTGCCGGCGTGTGATCTTCAAGAATGGTTTTGACCTCATTTTGCGTTAGGTGCTTGAAGAACTTTTTCGGTGATGTTGCATTCCAATTCAATATCTTATAATTTTTCTTGTTGCGCCAAAGCAGATCCTGCACCATGGTGTCACAGTTCATTTTAACCGCCATTTCAAGTATCGGATACATAGCATATGCGGTATAATAACGTTCTTGGTCATACTCTCTTATGTAGTGGCGACAACAGTAGCAATCAAAGCCTGAATACTTTAATAATGTATCCTTAATTATATTATTATATAGGTATACTTGTCTGTGCTCAGCAAATCCGTTATTGAATGTACTGCACATTTTCCTCTTCATAGGCTCTATCATATAATACCAGCCGTTTCG